CCCCGCCCCCTGTAACAATCTGCCCCGGCGTTTCGTAGCCCGTTACGCCATTAGCCTGCTGTACCGGGAATGCATCGGTAGATGCCGGGGCCATCACTGGCGGAAGCTGATTGATCTGTGTGGCCAGTGCTGGGAGTGGCAGAAGTGCCAGCACGAGAATGAGTTTGCGCATTGTTAATACTCTGACCAAATCAAAGCCGCCATTCCGCCTAATCCCGTAACTTTATACGTGTCACCAGGGGTCATGGGATCACCACCGCCGCGCTAGGCAACGTTCCCGCGCCTGTCGCAATTACAGCCTGGCACGCGGCGTAAAACTGCCCCGCCGCCTTAACAAAATTCAGGAACGCCGCCGTGGAGGGGAACGTCACGAATACCCCTGTTTTAAGCGGCCATGCCAGCGTCGTAGTGCCGTTGGTGAATTCGGCGAACGTGCTGATAAACTGCGCTTCGGTGCCAATGTCTTCACGCCCGAATGAGATACCAGATGCCACAGTGTAGAGACCATCCAGCGCCGGGGTGCCGGTGCTGGTTATGGTGAGACCGGCGGCGATCAGCGCGGCGGCTTGCTGTGCGAGTGTGGGCGCTGGTGGCGTAGGAATAGCTGGCGCAACAACCTCGCTCCCCGACCATGTGCAGCCCGGAACGATCTTGGCGAATTCAGTACCAGAAACCACAATCCACGGCGCCGCGAGTTCATCCGGCCCAGCATAGGAATTCGTGATGTTGCTTGATTTATCAACCTGAATGTAAAACATCATTTACGCCTCCACCACGTAGAGTTCCATGTAGCACCCAGTAATAGTAAAATTAGTTACACCGCCAGATGTTTGTACCTGCTGAGTGAATGTGGCGGTTGATCCAGGCACATAAGTGGCGCTCGTTAAAATAGAATCACTAGCACCAGCCCCGTCAAACCCATTATTTATATACACATACCAAAAAGCGCCGGTTTCCGTGTTAGTCCCGTCAGTCAAAATGTTGGTGAAATTCTGCCACGCACCAGCCGTGCCGGTTCCCATCATTTTGTTGACAAGACGGCCCGCGATTCTAAACGCGCCCGTTTTTGAGAAAGCAGGGAATGTGATGGCCACGCTAGACACGCTGTAAGTCGTATAGGCCGCAATGCCGATGCTGCCGGTTTGCGCGGCGTAATAGCGCGCTTTTTGCTCGAACTGCCCCAACTGCACGGCCTGGTTCGCCGCCACCGCAGGTGCAACAATAGTCTGGCCGAAGGTAACCGCACGCCATGTTGCGCCATCAGAGTACAGATCAATGCCGCACGCATAACCAAGGGTCGGGAGCGTAATCGACCAATTAAATGTTCCATCCGGGTAGTCGAAAGACGGAACACCACTCGACACGGTTGAATTGACTGTGACCGCCCCGCCCGTGCTTGAATAAATACGGACGCGGGCGCCAGCAGGGGCAATAGCTACGGTAAAAGTAGCCGGGCCTGAGGGGGATGGATTTACGATTGTTTGTAGAGCTGTGGGGGTAATCGTACCCGACGTGATCGGGGCGAGAACCTGGACAGCCTGCCCAAAGGGTAGAGCGTGCGTCGCCGCAGTCGCGGGGGCAATATTCACCGCCCCGGCGCCGCTCCAAATTATCCGCCAATAGCCGTTATCAAACTCAAATCCATAATCCCAATTTGCCAGGATTTCACCGCCGGATAGTGTAACGCCGCCTTGGGTGACGGGATAAGCCGTCCCGCCAACTTTTAATGTAGTTGCGCCCGCGTTGGTGTATTTTGCCCGCGTGCTAACGATCAACCCATTCGGCGGTGTGAACGTCCCCGCCGCTAAAACTACAATCAAAGCGCCCGCCGTTCCAGTATCGAGCGCGAAGTTACTCTCGCCTAAAAATACTGGAACCCAGCCAGCGCCAGAAGCTTCAGGGTTTGTGGTATTGGCATCAGTGGTAGATAGCCAGAATGCCCCACCACCTGCCGTGGAGGCTACCAGAGCGCCTTTGGGATAACCGCTAATCGCCGCCTGGAATGTGGCGTCGTAGGCGATTTGTCCGCCGACTTGCTGCCACTGGTTCCATGCAGTGATTTCGTTTAAAATCCCGTTCCAATCCTGAATGAAGGGGGGAATACTGCCCGGCGTTGCATTTGCTGGGGGGAAGCCAAGCGTGAGCGATGCCTTCCCTAGTGTGGCTGTAGTATTCGGGATAGTGTTGATATATCCAGATGCCGCGCCTTCTGCCCAGACAAGTGGAAATTTCGCGGGGATGCCAGAGAGGTTCATCTATTCTGCCTTAAAAAGCGGGAATTGCGCTCGGGCAAGTCTGCGCCAAAGCTAATGCCGGAAGTAACAAAAAACCCAGAGCGGCAAGTAAATTTCTCATGAGATCGCTATCTCCCCGCTGTTATTCCAAAGTTGTCCGCTGCCCACTGTACCGCCTGTTAGAGGCAGATTACCACCCCCTAATGTCAATAATTGTGATGATGCGATTGAACCAAAATATACCGCCGGGGCAAGGGGGTTTGGAGTAATCCCCGGCACAACCGCAACGGCTCCGCTATTGCTCCATACCGATCCTGCTGGCAAACCAGCGGCGCTAGTTGCGTACCCTGGAGTTCCCGGAATAAGTGAAAGAACGCCAGCATTATTGAATAGACCTAAAAGTGTATTACTGACCGCAACCCCGCATGGTCGCGGTATAACGCCGGATTGCTCAATAATCGCCAACTGTACATTAGATGGCGTAAAATCAAAAACATAATTCATCGTCATGTTCTGATTGTCGGTACACCACGCCTGCCCGGAAGCACCGAACAAAAACATGAGGATATTATTGATCGCAGAGATTGACCCATTCGAGATATTGAACAGCGCCTTGGCAAGAATGAGATTTCGATAATCATCATCCGATAATGTATAATTCGAGGTGAGCGCATTTCCGGAATAAAACGGCCCGGCATTCATCACTGTACCGCTGACCCCAAGCGGACCTGTCGTACCGAGGAATTCAACGGTGGGGAGTTGCAAGACACGCTGCACGCCGACAATGCGGCCCCAGACATTAAGTCCGTATCCGACGGCGGTATTGATATTCCATACCTGATTGTAAAAGTTATTCAGATTGGTATATGGATCAATCGCCGCATTCATGCTGTTAATCAGCGATACGATTACGGGAGAATTTGCATATTCAGACTGAATGGTCTGGCCTACGTTCTCCACGACTATTCAACCACGATGATATTATTATTTGCCAGAACCGGAACCTGATTGATATTATAGGTCACGGAAGTACTGAGCGTTACACCTGTCATAGCTTCGCTCGCCACAGTTTGCGAATTATTCACTACCCACGAAGTTCCCGAACCTGATTGAATAATCGTGCCCGGCGTAATTCCATTGCCAACAAGTAATTGTCCGATAGCGACTGTACCTGTCACGCCAGAAACAGTCAGTGCGGTGCCGGATATTGCGCCAGTGAAATTTGCACCCGCAAGGCCAATCTGAATGGATATGATCTGCGCCCACGCACCGATAGCCGCGATCCCCGAGTAATACCGCGAGGCATAAATTGTTGATCCAATCCGCGCCCGAGTGCCACCGTCCGCACCGGTAAAGGCATTGGTTATAGCCGTATCAATCAGCGATGCGCCGTTTGACGGCACGGCGGAAGAGCTAACGATCTGCACATAGAAGTAGGTCTCAGCCGCAATGGCAGTCTGAAAGCTCACGGAATAGCTAGGGGGCGTCGAATAGATTGGGTTTGGATCAATGACCGTTACCGTAGTACCGCCCGTATAGGCGCACCCCGGAGGCTTTTTGAGCCATATCGCATTACCCACCGATTGCGCCAACCCGCCAGCAGCGCAGACATACAGGCTATTCGCCGCCAGAGTGACGCCCTGGACCGTGACAGGCGAGCCGGTTGGGTTATCCAGCACGTAGGCGTCGATCACGTTCAGTACACCTAGAACCGCGCCTTGAACGGCATCATTGACGCTGACTGCATTAGCTGCCACGGAATTCTGTCTGCGGAACTCGAGTTCAGCCGGAGTTTCGACAAGATTACCAAGTACACCGTCCGCGCTGGATGTGGCGGAATCCCAGCCTGGAATTGTCCGGGCAATCGTGAAAGCCTGTGGCGGGCAAGCAACGGGACCATCTACAGCGCATGCGAATGGTAAAATAACCGAACCGTTGGTAATCATGCCAGAAGCCGTAGCGAGATAATTGTTGCCGTCCAAAGCTTGCAGCAAAGCACCAACAGGAATGACAACGCCATTAAGACCGCTGCACGTCACCGCCCCCACAACCGTCGGCGCAGCAGGAATGCGGGATAGGAAATAGATGCGCCCGATAGCATCTTGCATCCGCCCCGATGAATACGCGGGGTCTACAAGGTTTACATATTCACCAAATAGCGAGTTTCCTTCAGCGATAATCGCCGTTTCGGATGTGGTGAGCTGCCCTTGCGGTGTAGGATTAGTTACACCGCCTTCTGTTGTGGCGAAATTTAGGTCGCCTCCAAAAGCTGCCTGATAATCAGCCTGCACGCCCACTAGGACGACAGATGATGCCGGGGCGATATACCCATTTGGGCCGAGTACCGGAAATGGCACATTTGTTCCGCTCATTCAATCAATCCTAGAAAGCCGCTACGGAAGTTACGCCACTAATATCAGTTATCTGGACTTGTCCCGAGACCTTACGTCCCGCAAAACTTGTAATATAACATTGCGCCGCCGTCACGCCGGGAACTGTCAAAGCGGCGGCAACGAGATACGCTTTTACCAGAGATAGCGTAGGCGTAAAACCAATGATCTGCTGAAACCATGGAATGCCTTGCGCGGTATCATACCAGCATTCACCAAGAAAACATCGAATTGTGCTGGCGGCATCCTGCGCGAGTGAATATGGAGGCCCCGCAACGGCGATGTTGCCGTTTATATCAACGCATAAATCCCAGGTTACGGGGGAAAGAAATAGGGTACTCACGGGACTGGTCCGCTCGTTGTAGTGGGTGAACCGCTGCCAGGGGTGTATGTATGTTGATGGGTTTCAGCTACGATACCATCACTCATTGTAAACCCTGATGATCCGAATGTGAAAGTTTTACCACCAGCATTAATCGTTGCTGTGGCGGGCGTCGTGATATTAATTCCCCCTGCCGCAGATAGCATCTCAATGAACTGCGTAGGTGCGGCATTTAACCCACAAATCGCAGTGACATAAATACCATCCGCAAAATCAAACCGGCGATATGATCCAGGATTAGCCTGCCCCGCAGTGGCGCAGACCGACGAAATGTCGTGATCCGCGAATACGGCAAGTCCAATATCACCCACGGTAGGCGGCATAATCACCGCGCTCACACCGCTTTGTATCTGAATAAATCTGATATTATTGACGATACCATGTGGAGTTGCGTTGCCAGAGCCGTCAACCTGATTGACCAAAGGCTGAACGCAAACAGTATTAGTCCCAACCGATTTAACTTGTACAATCGTTGCCGTCGCTGCACCGTTCAGCACCATACGGGCGATGAAATCCATAGCATTGAAATCACCAGTCCCGTCATTGAATGACGCTGCGCCAAATCCTGATGTGGTCATTGCTGAGCGCCGCTATTAGAAATACCCAAACCAAAAAAGTTTTTTGGTGAAAAACAAGAAACAGTCGTCATCCAATCTCCATTTGGCGTAATGCTATCAAGATTATGGCTGAGGCTGTAGACGTTCCATAGCCCATTCGCGGGCGCAAGATCGCTAACAACATTGATTTGGCTCGCGAAGAGAATCGTCGAATTATAGAGCATATCGACATCAATTCCCTGCGCGGTATATCGTGGATAGCCTACCATGCCCTTGTGTTTACTTATGGTAGGAGGATTGCCGCTGCGGAAACCATTCTTAGGCCAAATTGCCAATGTGCCATTAAATCCTTTCTTTGGATCAATAATAAAATTGATCCCTGCCGCTTGAGCACATGACTTGATCTGATTTCCTAAAGTACCCGCAAAATATGGATTTGAAAGAACCGATGAAACACCATTATTCTCAAATATAAGTCCGCCTTGTTGAGCGAAATTCGCCATAATCCCCGCGACGCTCGCTGCTCCTGAAAAACTTGCCGGGGGTATTGGCGTCATAGCGAGAGCATACCCCGTGTAAGCTGTCATATCGAAGGAAATCTCTGGAGCGCCAGACGTGTTAATTACCGCCGTTTGCATCGTACCTTGAAAAGCAATCGTCATGCCATTTTCGTTGTCGCCAGCAAGAACGGTAATGCTGTTCAAATTGTTTTTATAGAGCAACTGCCCGATAGATGCAATTTCGTTCATATCGGATTCATTCATGCCGTAGACCGAAATTTGCGCGGCAACGAGAGCATTACCTCCCGCATAAGCGATGCTACAAGACACACGATAACCAGCTAGCGTGAGCGTGTTTTGTTTATTCGGTCCAAAGGATATGGGGTTTGGATTGTTCGATGACTTTGCGCCTGCTGTGATGATTACGGTGAGCGCGCGTTCAGTAAAGCTTATTTCGGTAAAACTCATGCTGCTACCTGCAATGTCTGCACCGTACTACCCGGAACATCACCGGGTGCAAGATAAACCAGAATATATTGCTCACCTAGCCCCGTATAGTTCGGATTAGTCGCGCCTTGCGTATCGTAAAACGCTAGATCGCCGATGAAACCGAGATAGGTATTCCGAACAATCACATTCGCATTCAAACACATGACACCGCCGATAATCAGGATATTATTGACGTACAAATCCATGTACAGAAATGGATTAACTAAGCCTTTCCAATATAGATTGATCGTGCAGGATTGGCCATTTAGCGTCACTGGAAATGACTGATTTGGAATGGGCTTAACCGGAACAATTTGCATTACTGCGCTCCATCCGTTGCCACCGTTTGCGCTTGTCCCACAGTAGGCGCGGATGTATTCACTGAGCCAGTGCTGGAAGGATTTGCGCTCGTTGCCGACGCCACATTAGAGAATGTAGTGGATGCCGATACTAATACCTGTTCAAACCACAAATCAACCTTCAAAAGTTTTGCACCTTGCGCTGCGCTGCGGTCGTAATCCTGATGCACAAGATTAAGATTTTTATATGTCATTTCAGGCGTTACGACATTGACAAGCGACAAGCTTTCTAACGCCGTCTGGATTTGATTGAGGAATTTCGTGCGAGCGGACGTACCGGTAAGAGCTGAGAATGCGCCACCTATAGACCCACTTTCCGCCGCTGATATGATGTTATTCGCATTCATCAAACCGCTTAACGCTATGGTCATTTTCAGTGCGTACGGCCGCACTACTTTATTATAAGACTGAAAGCTACCACCCTCGACTGGATAATCACAAATCGAGTACTCCTGCTCGTAACTTATCGAAACGGCGGAATCGAATGTGATAACAGATGCCGAGCCTTGCAGGGTTGAGAGCGCACTGGAAATTGCGCCGCTTACATTGCCGCTTTTGAGTTGCGTTAATGCCGATGAATAACCAGGAGGCGCGGTCTGCGAGACAATCGCCCATTGCCCTAAAACTGATTCACTATTCAGCCCAGCTTCATCGGCGACGGCAAGAACAGGCAATGACCCGAGCGCGCCCAATGCAGGGTTTAATAGCGTCGGTGCCCCTGAAAAACCGCCCATTATTGAAGGCCAGTATTAGCGTGAGTTACCAAGGCTTGACGAACCGCTGCTTGGGTTGCCTTGCCGTAGGTTTTAGCTGACGCTCCGGCCGGAGTCGTGACCGTTATTGGTCCAGTTGTAATATGTTGAGTTTTTGTGGAATTGTTTCCAGAAGCTTTTGAAATTGCAGTCTGTGCGGCAAGGTTTTTATAATGGTATTGCGCCATATTCCCACGGCTAATTTGATCGACCATCCCAGCCGGAGTCGTGACCGTTATTGGTCCAGTTGTAATATGTTGAGTTTTTGTGGAATTGTTTCCAGAAGCTTTGGGAGTTGCAGTCTGTGCGGCAAGGTTTTTATAATAATCCTCTATAGATTGCGCTTTACTCCCACGGCTAATTTGATCGGCTAGAGTACCTCCATTAATTTCAAAGGTATTATCAAAATTTATTCCAGCATTAAAGGATGTAGTTGAACGCTTCAGCGCGGAACCAGCACCAGGGGCTCCCGGCATTTTCCCAGTCAATTCCATTTGCGCGAACTCTTCTTGCTGTGCGGCAGTTGGGTTATTTGTTTTTGCCCACGCCTCTAATGCAGCCCATCTATCACCGCGCCATTGGAATAGACCATGTGCTCTTCGGCCTTTTTTATCAGGAGGTGATAGTGCGTTTGGATCATCGCCGCTTTCCGCTTGAATATTAGCAAGAATACCTGCGGTTTGGTCTTCGTTCCATCCTTGCCCCATGAAATAATCATGCGCTTGTTTTTGCACGGCAACAGGACCATTAGGGCCTGTACCTGTTGGCGCGGGAAATACAGAAGGAGGTTGAGTCGGTATATATCCATTTGGGTTGAACCACGTTTTAGGAAAGGCTGCACCGAAGTTTCCCGAAAGGATGGCCGTCATAGCATTTATAGCATTTACAAGGGATGGAGCAAATTTCAGCGAAAGCGTCCCAGAGATACTATCAATTTGCGCCTCAAGCCCAGCCCACGCAGTCTCTACCTGTTGCTCTGCGGCAGATTCTTCGGGTGTTGTTGTGGAGAATTTTACTAGATCAGCTTTGAGATCGGCGCTGCTAAGTTTACGGAGAAGATTAACCATATCGGGTGATATGCCAATCTGCTGCCCCCAATACTGCGCTTTCTGCGCAGTCATATCTTTTAGCTTTGGAGCTAATTCCTCAAGAATATCAGATGGATCTTTCGGGCTATTGATGTCGCCGTTATTAAATGCACTAATACCAAACCTTTGCGATAGAATGGAAAGGCTCGTAGCCTCTAGTGCATGGCCAGATTGGACAAGCACCTGTTGATTTGCCAGCCCGGTCAGAGATGATGTAGCGCCGTCCGCAGATGCGCCTACAATTTGCATCATATGCTGCCATGCGGACAGTTTTTGTGTCGATGTTCCGATATTTTGCGCAGCATATCCTACAGCCGCGCCAACCGTTACAGCCTGCCTATACAGCGTCTCCATGCCTCGCCCGGCAGCAATTACAGCAAAAAACTCTAGCGCGCCTTTTGCTATCTGATTAAAAAATTCAGAGCCTTGCTTACCGTGAGATTCTAATTCTTTCGCAGTGCTACCGGCATCATCGCGTAGTTGTTTGTTTGTTTTCGTGGCGTCTTCTGCGCCCTTTTTATAGTTCGAACCGTCTAAACCTAATGTAACAATGAGAGAGTCAATTACCGTTCCGGCCATGATTAACCAACCTCCGGATTACGATTTGCTTCATAATTGTTGTAGTTATCCACGATCACAATTTCCAGCATATCGTATAAGTCTTCAAGCCCGTAGATGGTCTGCAATTCATGCAGCGTCGCCTTACCGGCTGATATTACTGAGGCGACGACGCTGGGGATGTTTGCGTATTCTGCATATTGTTTTCCGCTGGCGATGGCGGCGAGGATAATTGAATCGCGGTCAATATCCAATTCAATGCGCTCTCGAAAAAACCAGTATGGAGTTCCAATACCTCCCGGCGTAGCTGTATCCGCGTGGCGACCTCCTCAATGTCATCTGGAATAAGAGGCCGTACAACGCTGGGGCTTGGCACAACTTGAATGCACGTGAACATCTCATTCAATAAAGGTTCAATATCGTGCCAGTCCGCGCGCGCAAAAGCACTCAAGGCAATCGCTGTCATGCCTTGAATGCCCGCTTGCAAAAAATAATCAGGTATGCTTCCGGGAACTTTTGCCCCGGCATTCATAACCCGGATTGCCCATCGTTCCGTTTGATCTGCAGGAAGTTCAGTGAGACGAAACACTTTACCTTTATCGCGACCTTCAGCGATAATGGTTACATCTTTTACCTTCCGCGCCATCTTACATCGCCGCCGGGGTGATCGTGTTCCACGTAATACCCCAACCACGGCCTTGCAGCACTTTACGGCCCTCGGGGTGCGGCATGCCCTTGACTAGAAAGCCGTTTTGTAGCGTGTATTTCGTGCCGATGGATGGCATTTGCAACGTGCCGAAAGCCAGGAATAAATCCTGTGCCGCATTCTGCGCTTGTAACCAGGTCTCGAAAAATCCAGACGACGGCGAATTAGGCATGATTGAAATTGTTTGAGGATTCATCTGCGGAATCCATCCGCCGGAGAGAATGCCATCAACGCCCATGACCAGCTCGGCAAAGTCAATGGCTTCAACACCAAACGCGGCATCGGCCATGTATCCCTGCATGAGCTGCGCAACAGGATAGATATTCGTCACGCCGATAAGGAGTTGAGAATTGGCGGAGGTGATAGTTTTATTCGATGCCATGATTAAGCAACCTCCACGCTAGCGACATTGATTGTTTGCACGTTTCCGCCTTGGGTATAAAAGAAGATTATCGGAGGCGATCCGCGTGCAGCCCTAACCGTCGGCGATGCGGTCCCAATATACAAATACCATCCGCGCGTTTGCAGCGTCGGGACAATGTTCAAACCACCGGCCATATTATTAACCTCAGTCGCCTGAGAGGACGATAAAGTTACGCCCGGCTGGATCATTCCAAACGACACGGCGGCATCTACCGGCCCTGGGTTCTGCGGCGACCCAACAAATGCAGATTCGATCAGCGCGTTGCCATAGGCATTATATGGTATGGTGCCCACATTTTCGCGCAATTGCACCAACGAGAGCTGCAACCCCGCATTCAGCCAGATTTGTTCAATGTAGGCATCAAGCCATGCAAACGGCCCGCTAATCAGGCCGGGTTGCAGTTCATTGAACGGGTAATTGGCAGTCGCATATGCGCCGTAGAAATTATACCCATTGGCGATCAAGTTTGCCGCGATTTGACCATTGGTAACGCCAGGTACAAGCCCAGTCTGTGAACGCGCCGCGAATGCAGTAGCACCCTGCGGAGTATTGAAATTGATTGCCGCCGCAATACCCATAATGAATGCAGGACCATAAAGCGTGCTTGGCTCATAAATCGGCGCAGTACCGGAGTAGTTTGCCGTGGCGAGTTGAACGCCAAGAGGTTCGCTACTGCCCTGTTCCGTTGCCACAATATCGTTATCAAACGGGATATAGGCATAACGGTTATTCTGGCCGTTGGTCCATGCCGCGAAGAGAAGCTTCTGAGTATTGCCCGACCCACCATCGGGATCGGATAGAGTGGTGAACGTGGCCCAATTCTGCACATATCCGGTCAAGGCCGTCATGAAGGCGTCTGGAGTGGCCGCAATAGCGCCTTGCGACAGGATGGCCCCGGTAGCCTGCGTAAGCGCCAGGGAGGTCGCTACAGCGCCCGTGGTGGCATAGGCAATAGCCGATGCTGCACCCGTAGTGCTGGATGTAATCACGAAAGCCCCAGACATGCTATCGTAGCTCACGGCGGGGGTGGTGGTAGTCATCGCCTCAGATGCGGCGTTCGTGGTGGTGGTGGTGGTATACGTACCCACGCCACCTGGGGTTCCGGTGAGTTGCAAGACAATCGAAACGCCAGTTGTAAGCGATGTCCCTACCAGCGTTTGACCTGGCGCAATCGTACCGGACGCTAGTACGGTCACAGTCAAAACATCTGAGGTAACGGAACCCGTAAATGAAGCCGTTGTCAAAACTGGAAGACTAAGATCGGTGGCGATAATTCTAGCGGCATTGCTGAAACTGGTAGCCGCCGAAAGGTTGACCGAACCACTATGCGGCGTCGCATTGATTGAGATAGCGAGAGTTCCAGAAATCGCCTGTAGCTGCGCTAGCGTTAGCGCAGAGACTACACCACCACGGATATAAGCCGCCACGGACGCAATCGGATACTGCGTGAACCACATTGCTCCTGCAATTGCGGTCGCGCCTGTGTATCCATTAAAATAAACCAATGCCTCTTGGTATTCGTTTGAGGAATACCCAAAATATGCGCCGACTGCTTCGGCAGAAATAAACGATAGCGCCAGGGCTGAATTCAGCGGGACGCGTGGATTGGTAGTGAGAAACATCCCGCTTAGATTAAGTGCGCCACCACCAGCGGGAAGCACGCTCGGGATCGCATTAACCAGTTGAGATGCTGGAATCGTATTAACAACTAAGGCCATTTGGCGCTCCTAAATAGGGAAGGTTTCTTCAACATTGACCAAAGTGACGGTCAGCGTATCGGCGAATTGCTGCGGGGTGGTGGCGATGGGATTGATCTGCATTTCTGCGTCAACCGACCATCTCTCTTCGTACTGATCTTCGGCATTGATAAAATCTATCTGTCGAGGCTCGCTAGAATACAAAGGCTGAAGATCGACATAGCCGGTCACTTGGATAATGTTGCCATTTTGATCTGTCAGATTAACTCCAGGTGATACCTCAAGATTTCCAAGAATGAACGTTCCTTGTGCGAGATAGTCAGTGGAGTATTCATCACGCCATAGCGTGGTGAATATCTGCGCGTTGTCACCGGAAAGAGGGCCGTGAAAATCAATCTGTACCGTCATCTGCGTAGATTGCAGTGAATTCTTGAAACCAGACGTGACTAAATCATTATACGTTTCGACATTCGTTGCCAGCCGAATTCTGGTAAGCGGCGTCATCGTGCAATAGTTGTCCGATGTTGGCTCGGGGACGCGGTTTACGAGACCACGTATGCACTCAAATGTGGGGGGGGAAGCTGCGCCACCGGGGATAATGGTGAGGATGAGGGATCGTAGCGCAGTCAGACATTGGGTTTCCGTGAGGGATATTGTGGCGGACATTGTTTGCCTATCTGTTGACAACCGGCGCGGCGGTCTATTTCGTCTATGGCTGAGGTACTGATTGCGAAGGCTTTGGATGCCATCACTGTTGCAGCGTAACCACCACGCTAGTCCAATCTGCCCACTGCTCCAAAACCAGCGTAATTAGCCAATTCTGCCCATTGAACGTCAATAGATCGCCGCCCTGCCCTTTGGGGCGCACTACACCATTATACTGCCCGTTCATCCAAACCTTGCGCATGTTACCTTGTAAATTTAGCGAGGCAACATGGTTGAGTTCGGCGGTGGAGAGCTGCTGTACATCGATGATTTGCGTTACCGGCGCGGCGTAGGTTTCGATCTGAGACCCATCCGCGCCGGTCGTGTATCCGTTACTCATCGTCAGCGTCGCGCTGGTTTGCGGATTAACCGCGCCGATTGCGTTCTGGACGATGGAATGAAGGTTCATTAGATATTCGCGCCATTAGACGATTGTACTGCCGCCGACTTCCTGCAACGTCGCGGTAGTCAGCGATGTGATCGTCACGAAGAAATCTCGATAGGTTGTCTGCGCGATGGTCATAGTTCCGTTCAATGTCCATCCCGTGGCAGTAGCAACGGTCCACGTATAAGCGCCTGCACTCTCATTGCGAATGCGAAGTTGATACATTTGCCCGGAAACATATGACGGATTGGCCGCAATAAGCGCCGCTACCGTCGGTAAAGTCGCATTTGCAGCGCCCGTCAGCGTTCCTGTTAACGCCAAGGCAACCTGACCCGTGCCACCGCTGATATTTGCGGCAGTAAGCGTTGCGGAGGCAACGGCCGTATTTGTACCGTAGCTCAAAGAGCCGACAGACAACCTATTTGCAACAACGGGATACGAAACATCGCCGACGGTGGAATCGAAAAGAGGCATTTAAGTGATCCTTATCGTGAAAATTAGTTTATTCGACTTCGCTAGATACGGCGCGCATCATTGTGCCACTTGAAATCAAGGGTTTATTAAAGCCCTTTTTGGCAACAGTACTCGGCGCATTCGGCGGATCGCTCCAATTGCGGATTGATTTTACCAAAGCATTCTCGATACTAACGCCCATCAATGCGAGAGATCGCACCGTATCAAATTCATTCTTCTTGAGGATTTTAGCAAGATCGCTGCCCCAATGCGGGCTTTCCGTTTTAATCATGGTGCGGAAGAAAGGGCGCGACGGAATGACAACGGTGTACTCATCAACATGATGATCGCTGGCGAAATTGGCTTTGGACGCCTTAACGAAACGGCCGTTTTGGTTGAATGCCGTACCTTTTTTATTGACTTCACGATACACAGTTTGCGTATGTGCGGGGATAGTCGCTTTGCCGCCCCATTCTTGAATTGACGCGATGTAGGCGATAGGTTCACCGCTAGGATAGTCCGCGCCTTCGAGAAATCCAACTTTTACAACATTCGCTTTCCCGACTTTATCCGCAATTCTTTTCAGAGCGGATTCAATCCGATTTCCGCCAGAGATACCTACCGGAAGGGCCATCCATATCCACCATAACAACGCTGGGGAGAAATATACCGAGCTGCGCGGTAATTCGACATTGCCTGCCATGCCGATGAACCCGGAATAGTTTGCTGAAACCACTGCGCGGAGCCAGGGGGATATTCATTCTGTACCGCGACGGACACAGACCCCTCGGATGCATTCGATATACGCCCAACAAGCCCCGACGATGCCTGCCCGTTAATCGGCACGTTCAACAAGATAAGATGCGCCGTCAATTGCCCCAGGATAATCGCGCGCGTTGGTAAATCCTGCACGCGACTAGCTGGGGAATTGTTGAGGTACAGCGTACCGGCTTCGTCAAACCATACCTGAGCAACGGCTTCTGTCACCGATGCGGCGAGCGCCGGGTATTTGGCGCTCCAATAAGTATAGTCGAAAATGACGGTGCCGGTTGTACAGGACACGGTTAGGTCGCTTTCGCGGTTTCAATCTTGCCCATAAACTCTTTTGGCAGGCTGGCGGGGTCAATCGGCTCCATGCCTGTCTTAGTCGCCTCATTAAGCCGTGCCTCGGACTTAACGTCGTCCTGCTTTACAGCGGCAAAGATCAAGCCGTTTTTTACAACGTCTGAATCCTTGTTTGCTTCAAGCCATCTCGCCCAATGATCGGCATCAACCCCATGCGTGAGAGCCGCGCCAAAAGCAACGCGAGGATCATCAACACGACGCCCTACGCCTTTGACCGTGACGCGCCCGGCGTACTCGGCTTTTTTAACCGTGCGCCAACCGCCGCCCATGATCGGCTCTTGCCCATCAACCATGTTATAGACAGTCAGGTGCAAGCCGTTCGGAAGTTTGCAACCTATCGTTACAGTTCCCATTGATTAAACTCCCAGCATCTGGCCGTAGGCCATAGGATACCTATTTATTGCACCCCAGCTTCCCGCAGTCTTCTTCTGGCGCATTGAGGATTCAGCTTGCACGATACGGTGATCGCGCTGCTTCTCACTGAAGGCGCAATAGCCGGTCGTTTTGCCGTCGATCTCTTTGGCAATCAACTGAACCAGATTACCGCTGGCCAGCGCATATCGAGGATCAACAACGAGATCGACATTCGGGAAGCTTTCTTTCAGCATCCCGCGCACAGTGATACCAAACGAGTTGGTAGCAGCCAAAGCCCCGGCAACAGTGTTCGGATATACAAACGAGTATTTTGTATCTTGGTCAACATAACCGGGAGCCTGGGTCGCTACTTCGTTGTAAATCGACAGGAAATCATTATAGATTTCATTCGCCGTGGCAACAACCTGGCCACCGTTCACCCACTTAACGCCGTTATAGGCTTTGGTGGCGGGCGTCAGCGCAGCAGAGAACGCAGGATCATTCGTGATACCGTAATTCTCAAGAATGCTTACGCCAAAATGATAAACGTAGTCCATAAACTTATCGAGCGTCTTAGCCGCCGATATAGTGAGTTCGGAAACCCAAGCGAGTTTCGCGGCCCCGGCGCGCTGCTCTTCCAGTTCGCCATATTCAATCACGGTCTGGAAAAGATAAGACTGGCGCTGAATGAAGTTGGCATTCGCATCGGATCGACCGTTGGCATTGAAATCGCCATAGGTTGAAACAACACCAGTATTTTCAATGACCGGGAAGAACGCCGTCTGGTCAATCCAGGAGCCTTTCTTCTGCTCGCCCAAAATCATCGCGCCCTTATTCGGGGTCTGAAGTACGCGGATGGTCTCGGGATCAACATATGCGGTTGCCCAGATCGGGATACCCGCATTCGGCCCGGTAACAAGCGCAGGCTGTGCATCCGTCGCCATAGCGAAATCGCTTCGGAATTCGTCCGGCAGATAATCGAAAGCGAATGGCGTAACAATACCCCACTCGCGCTCAAGACGGGCTGCGTCCTGAGCAAATTGTACGTTGCGATTCATGTGGTTTTTCCTTTAACCGTTAGGGGTATTGGAGATGATGATAGTTTCGCCCGCTGCACCAAGCGACAAGGCATTCCACTTGGTTTCGACCCAGCTAGTGGTCCCGGTAGCGGTGCCGGTAGCGCCAGACGTGGTCAGGTTGTAGGTGCCGGTGCCGCCCGTGCCAGTGCCAAAGGACGCGATGTAGGTCGCTGGGGAAAGTCCAATAACCAAATCGCCCACCAGGATCGGATTAACCGACTGTGCCGAGACGGTCAGAACAGTGGTGGATACCGTGCCGGTCAGGGTTGCGCTCGTGATCGTTGCGCCGGTAGCAGCAAAGGCTATCGTGCCATTGCCAAAGTTGGCGAAAGCCTTCTGCCCAACAGTAACGGCGGAGTCGGCTGCGTTCTTCACAAAGAAGTCCCCGCCGCTGAAGAGTTCACCAACCCCCATCCCCGCTGGGATAGTTACGCCGTACTCGGTCAGATATGTGACCAAAAGCACCTGCATATTACGGTGTATAAGGCCCGTAGGAACGCCCTGCCCGTAGTTGTTCACGACGGTCTCGGTGGCCGGGTCAGCCCACGCGAAAAGACCAACGGCAACGCCATTGATGCCAGCAACCCATCCACCCTGAGTGGACGGAACGCTATGGCGCGGATTGTAGGACGCAAAATCACCGGGAACGCCGACGGCCTGCGTAATGTTGATTGTATTAGGAAATGGCATCGATTTTCTCCTTAACGCACAAGGCGGTTAGAATGGGGGAAACGCTTGGCATAATCGCTTGAGGCAGCGGCATCCTGCGCCATACGGGGGGTAGCGGTTTTTGCGCCAGGAACCGGAAGCATCTGCACCATCGCCTTAAGCGAGGCCACTTCCTTAACGTCCTTGTGATCGACCTTGGCGTGATCCAGCGCCATGCGGTACACGGTCGCCGCATCATCCTGCGCCATCGCCAGTTCGCCGATATACGGGCGCACGATGCGCTCAGCTTCACGGGCCGCATTGAGGCGTGAGATGGTAGCAGCGGAAGCAGCAGCAACGCCGGAAGCAATCGCCGCATCCATGGCCTGCTTGGTCGTGGGTGCGGTTTTATCGGCCTTCTCTTTGGCTTCACGCGCGGCTTTAGCTTCATCGGTTTCTTCGACATCGCCGACCATGCTTTTCTTCTGCATCATTGCGCAAAGTTTGGCGTGTTCTTCCGGCGACATCTTGGCCTTCATGGATTCCAGAAAGGCCTTCTCAGCATCGTCATCATCCATCGCGGGCTTGGCGGGGTCGTCATCCACCACGCTCGGGTCATCCGCATCCATCTTATCCAGCAGCGGCAGAACGTCATCCAACGTGGCATCCTGTGCCAGAAGGCCGGTGGTGGCGGTTTTGAGGCGCGCCAGAATAGCGGGTTTCTCGGCCTTGAAATTCTTGGCCGTCACGCCTGCAAGAATGGTATTAAAATCAAGTTTGGCGTCCATAGCCAGCATTTTAGGGGCAAGACAAACGGCGAGCGCGCCCTTTGCGACCGCCGCTTTACGCGAAAGGACTGCTTTCGACATATTGGATAACTCCTGAATAAAGATTTGTGGTTTTTGATCGCCGACAACAACATCTCTGCCAGCGCGACCATCTGGAACGAGAGATACGTGATTGAATTTAATATCACGCATAACGCCATCGCAAAAAACGCCGTCATACGTGCCGGGCGTCATGTCAGGCGTATAAAAATAACCGCCGCTGAGTTTGCATTGATCGCCAGAATTGATCTTATCGATACTTTTGCTAGACCAAACGGTAAGGCTGTTTTTTAGGAATGGAGCTTCAAATGAAGCATCCTTCCCCATCGCCCCGACAATTGCATCTTCTGGAAGTTGTTGCGGATTAACGGGGATATGCCGATTAAGCAGCGGAACACCGTTAAGCGTATCTGTGCTCTTTTTTAACTCATCGGGGTCGCGGTACATTTTATAGGTGCGGTTTGGATCAAGCCCAAGTTCCTGCCACCCAGGGATTTCTCTGCCCGCATAATCGTTAGCAGTAGCCTTTGAAATGTTCGATACCGCAACGTGCATAAAACCGCTTTTATCAATCGTGCGGTTCGCTGCTTTGTCTAGGGCGAGAACGTCGTGGGCCTGCCCAAATTCCCGACCTCGGATCGCATCTGCATTCGCAGCTAACTCTTCATGTCCGTGCATCCGCGCGTCACGGGCGGCAGCAAGCAATAAGTCACGGTCGTATTTCCATTCGCCGTCTTTGCGCGTTTTAACTGGGTATTTCCGCGCCGTTGGTTCAAGAAATACACTCTCTGGCATATCCTCGCGGGATTTCTTACCCCTGGCGGATTCATCGGCTTCCTGTTCGGTTAGTTTGCCGCTGGGGGCGTCGCCTACCATCAACATTAACGACCTCCAACCCTACACCGCACACCCGCTGCAATCACCCGCGCCACCGCATCCGTAAGCCTCTCAGCGCGTTCATCTGAGAGGCTGACACCACAACGCATCAGCACCCAGGTGACGCCCCGTACGGCCGCTAGGAGCGGCTTGGTCCATGGCGCGTAACGGAGTTCGACGGTCATGGAGAGGTCGGGCATGTGGCATTATCCGGTTGCAAGCGGCGTAAAAATGCGGCACTTTGAATGCCGGACCAAGGCGCTAGGATAAATGACCCAAACCCCAGAAGATGCTCTAATCGAATACTCCCATGATCTCGCGGATAAAGCCGTCGATAGCGTCATGGAGGAATTACCCGA